CAAGGGCTCGGGCTTATCAGTGGTAAATACCTTAGTTATATTTTTTTATTATTATTTATTATTTGCCCCCAATATTTACTCGGGGCCGCTAGCGTTAAACCTATATAAACAAAGGGCTCGGGGCCGTTTACGGGGCTCGGCTAGCTCGGCCGACGAGGGGCGGGGCGGGTGACGGGTGGGGGGTGTACGTTACCGTATACAACTACGACACAATTTCAGGAAAATAGCACTGTCAACGGCCCGTGCTTGATCCGTATGAGGGCATAGGGAATAGAAACTGTAAACCCAACGTATCTGCATACCCATTTTAGGGGCCAGAGTTGACAAACTGTAAACCAATAACACCATATTTAGAACTAATGTCATCTATTGACACTAATTAGAGTAAAAAGATGCCTATAACTGTTGCTATTTGGTATAATCTTTTGTATATTAACAGGTAACTATAGAATGAAGGTTTAGATATGGTTCTAGATGATGGAAAAACATCGTTGAGTCTTGGTATTAGTGTAGAGAATGACCTTGAGGTAGATGCCGAAGGTGTTCTTCACATTATAACTTTTATCTTTGTTGAAGATAACGACGATGCCACGGAGATACGCCTCGGCTTTGAAGAGGTGATTGAAAACCTCATTGATTTCTACCGTGATGATCCTCTTGAGAAAGCAGGATATCAACAACTCTACTCAATCGCGAATGAATTCACCCGACAAGCGGATCGTTTACGCGATGTGGCTGGTCAAATGGAAGATCGCAATATTTCAGGGGACATCTTTGATGCAGTCATTGACCCAAAATACAACTCGACAATATAGCCTTTATCGATCTGAGCGTATGGAAAGCCTAGACGCCACACAGATTGGTGAAGTAGGCGAACACTTCGTTGCGAGTGTATTAGGTGGGTTTGGTCTAGAAGTATTTAAGACAAACGGTAAAGGGTTTGATCTTCTCGTTATGGGTGACAACCCTATAAGGGTAGATGTCAAAACCAAGTCCTCATTGGAAGGACAACGAATTTACAACATAAAAAAAGGCAAGAAGACAAACTACAGGGACTTTAATCCCAAAGTTTGCGACATCTTTGCCTTGGTATGTTTAGAAGATCTCTCTCTGTCGTTTCACAGATCAGAGGATTATGCGGGTAAGCGTAGTATTTATGTAAATGCTAATAAGCATAGTGCCACAGACCCGTATGAAAGCTGGGTGTCTGCAACAGACATAAAACAGGCCGAGTGGGTTATATAGTATTATACCCCCTGCCGAACACGTTCTTATTTTAGCACGAATATTAGGTTCTGTCTAGACGGATAATATAATAAATGTCACAGTCAGTTCCGTAACTAAAAAGTTTTAGTTGGACAACAGGTGTTGCCAATTGACAATAATAATGGTATAACAAGCAACAGGTACAATGGCTACTTATAAAAAGCCTGAGCCTTCGCAAGCAATAAACCTTACCTACATCCGAGCCGCCATCGAAGCAAACACAGGTGTTAAGCTCACGTTGGAAGAGGTTAGGCGATATCTTGTAGAAGAGAAGCTCATAACTCCAAATCAAGCCAGAAATAACGCTCAAATATTTAGAGGTTATTCTGACTATTACGGAACCGATGATTTCGCGGTGGAAAACACTCGTGAAGATGATGGATTATTTTAACCATAGGTGGGAACATGAAAGTAACTAAAGCAAATTGTGGTGCATCCGTGAAAGCGGCTAATGGCGGCTACATGAAAGTTAAGAAGACAGGCTACAATGATGGTGGCACTGCTTCTAAGAAGAAATCCGATATGGATGATCGCTCTAAGTATTCAAAACGCGCTGATGGCGTAGCGGCATCTAAAGGCGGAATGGCCTCAAAAAAAAAAGTAAAAAGTAAGGCCAAAGGGTACAACGAAGGCGGAACTCCCCGTGTTGCAGTAAACGTCTGTAATGCGTGTTCTACACCTAAGAAGTGCACTTCTAATGGGCGATGCGCTAAATCGGGCAAGAAGCTCGCTTAATGGCTAATAAACCCGACAAAGCATTGGTCATGCAAAAATTGGTAATGGGATGGAAATAGATATTAAGCTGATGCTTACTCTCGGGGGAATGTTAGTAAGTATTGCAAGCGCGGCGGCAATCGCTCGACAACAGATTAAGCATCTTGAAGACGATATTAAAGAGATGAAATCTGAGTGTAGCAAGATGGAATTACGTCTTGATAGAAATGATATGACAACAAATATTAATGAGCAAAAGCTCAACGAGTTGTCTTCGGTAACTTCTCCAAAAGAGAGAGAAGGTTTAGTTAGGGAATTAGAAGGGCTAAAAAAAGATATTGCCTTTCTGAGCAAAACAGGTAATAATTAATGTCAGAAGAAAAGCAACTTACAGAAAAGCAACAAGCCTTTCTTGAGGCCCTAGTTGGGGAAGCAAGAGGGGACATTCGTTCAGCTATGAGAGTTGCAGGTTACTCTGACTCCACAAAGGTGCACGAGGTAGTAACTCCCCTACGCGAAGAGATTGTTGAGCGGGCTAGCATGATGCTGGCGATGAACGCTCCTAGAGCAACTTTCTCTATGATCGATGTTTTACATGATCCAGCGGCTATGGGTGCTCGCAACGCAGTTGCGGCGGCGAGAGAGATTTTAGATCGTTCTGGTTTGGTCAAAAAAGAACAAGTGGAAATTAAGGGGCCAGAGGGCGGTATTTTTATTTTACCTCCAAAACAAGCAGAGCCCGTGTATGATGAGCAAAACGAAGAATAAGTATTGGGATACTAAAAAAAGACCTAATGAAACTGCAAAAATTCCATATGGCTATAGAGCCAGTAAAGATGATCTTCTTGTACTCGTGGCAAACGATGAAATCGTGGTTCATGTCGAGCAAGCAATGGATTACCTCGACAATGGGCAAAGTTATAGGGAAGTCGCTAATTGGCTCTCTGAAGCTACTGGTGAAACAATCAGCCATCAAGGCATTGCTAATATTTGGAAACGCGCTCGCGGGGATACTAGCTCTCGCTCTAGACAACTTAGAGCTAACAAACGAAAAACTGCGCCAAAAACTAAAGAACAACGAGAACTCGCAAGCCTAAAGAAAAAAGAGGCGGCGGCGAAGAGAAGTTTAACCGTAACTAAAAAGAAATTAGGACAGTTAAAAGAGCATGATCAAAATCAAAATAAACTCAGCACCCCAAAACATACATATACCGAGGGGGTTAGCGGTAATTTAGATTTTGATGCTCCGCCCGCAGATAAAGATATTATCTTTGCCCCCAACCCGGGGCCGCAAACAGAATTTTTATCAGCATCCGAAAGAGAAGTCTTATACGGGGGCGCGGCAGGTGGCGGAAAGAGCTTTGGCCTTCTCGCAGACCCGATGCGATACTTCGCAAACGGGAACTTTGTCGGACTTATCCTGCGAAGAACTAACGATGAACTCCGTGAACTCATCTGGAAATCTCAGGAGCTTTACCCGAAAGCGTACCCGGGAGCGAAATGGCAGGAGAAGAAGAGCCAATGGGTCTTCCCATCAGGAGCCAAGCTTTGGATGACATACCTAGAACGTGAAGAAGACGTTCTTCGTTATCAGGGTCAGGCGTTTAGTTATATTGCTTTTGATGAGTTGACACAACACGCCACACCGTTCGCATGGAATTATATGCGCTCTCGGTTAAGAACAACAGACCCAGAGTTGCCAATCTTTCTTAGGGCAACAAGCAACCCGGGAGGCCCCGGGCACTCATGGGTTAAACGGATGTTTATTGATCCGTCACCCGCTAACGCGGCGTTTCCAGCAACTGACATAGATACTGGAAATGTGTTACAATATCCTGAAGGTCACGCCAAACAAGGCAAGCCTTTATTTTACAGAAAGTTTATTCCCGCCACACTAAGGGATAATCCGTATCTCTACAAAGAAGGTGATTATGAAGCTAACCTTTTGTCACTTCCTGAGATGCAAAGAAGGCAACTTCTTGAAGGCGATTGGAGCGTTGCGGATGGAGCGGCGTTCCCAGAATTTAGACAAGCTCACCATGTGGTGGAGCCTTTTGAAATACCCCATGATTGGCGGAGGTTTAGATCTTGTGACTACGGATATTCGTCGTATTCAGCGGTACATTGGTTCGCGATAGATCCGTCTTACGAGACACTGATTGTATACCGTGAGCTTTATGTGTCGAAGCACACAGGCAGAGATTTAGCAAAAGCCATTCTGCCATTAGAGCGCGGTGAAGATATACAGTATGGTATACTGGATTCTAGTTGTTGGCATCAACGCGGACAAATTGGCCCAAGTATAGCTGAAGAAATGATTTCAGAAGGATGCAGATGGCGTCCTAGTGATCGAAGCGCAGGTGCTAGGGTAGCAGGGCGCAACAGGTTTCACGAAGTCCTTAAATACGACAAAGAAACCAAAATGCCGGGCATTGTGTTTTTTGACACCTGCCGACAGATAATAGCAGATTTGCCTGTCATACCGAGTGACCCAAAAGGTGGAGATGACATCGATGTTCGATATCGTAGTGACCACACTTATGACAGCGTTAGGTACGGGATTATGTCTCGTCCAAGGGCAAAATCTCCATTTGATGATTGGGCTTCAAATAAAACAGAACCTAGCTGGAAACCCGCTAGCATGAGCTTTGGATATTAAAAAATATGGCAATAGTAGATAAACCAGACGAATACTTACCTGATAGTAACTCCGCTTCTTTTGAAGAGGGGGATGACGTAGCTCAAGAAAATCTTGAAATGGACGGGGTAGTCGGCTGGGTCGAAAGCCGTTATTCAAATTCAAATAAGTTGCGTGATCAAGACGAAAGTAGGTGGCTAAGAGCCTACCGTAACTATCGGGGTATATACGGCCCTGAAACTCAGTTTACTGACTCAGAAAAGTCACAAGCATTCATCAAGATTACAAAGACAAAAGTATTAGCGTCCTACGCACAAATTGTAGATATTTTGTTTGCAGGTTCTAAATTCCCAATTGGGATTGAAGCACCTCACAATACATTAAATATAGCCAACTCCGCATCCTTTGATCCTAAAGAAGTTACAGAAGATAAAGTAGCAGAAGTATCTGGTGCTAAAGTATCAGCGACTATTGCTCGCCCTGACATCATGGAGCGTCTTGGCCCTCTCAAGGAAGACCTATCTCGTGTAAAAGAAGAGTTACGCGAAGGTGCAGGTAAAACACCAACTTCATTTACGTTTGAGCCCGCTAAAGAGGTTGCTCGCGGAATGGAGAAAATGATCCATGACCAATTAGAAGAAAGTGACGCAAGTCAACATTTGCGTAATGTAGCTTTTGAAA